GACGGCGACGCCAAACTGGATGGCCTCCATAGCATCGGATTTCAGCCCGGCCATGAATTCCGGGCCGATGGCGGCGATGGCCTGATCGGCCGGCGCCCCGATCGACGCGGCGATGGCGGCCTCTACGGCGTCGAGGTCCAGCAGTCCTCTGAGCTGCTCGACGTAGGCGAGGAAGAGCGCTCTGGCATCCGGCTCCAGCGCGTCGGCGATGGCGTGCAGGGCCTCCCAGAAGGGGGCCTCACCACCGCCGCGGACTATGTCCGAGCGAGCGAGCGGGGGAGCTGGCGAACTTTTTTTTTGAGCGAGGCGGCCGGCGTCGCTGGAGCCGGAGGGACGGCCGGAACGGCGCTCGCCGGGTTCAGCAGCTGCTCCTCCGTCCGGGCGATCACCCCGACCGGCAGCAGGTGGATAGTGTCGGCGCCCTCTGGCGCCTCGACGCCCTGGAGTCGGGCAATCTGCCCCCAGCTCATCGCCCACGGGATCGCCTTGCGAAGGTCGTGCTGGTTGTCTTCGTCCTCGATCGCCGGCAGCGCGTAGTCGACGAACAGCGGCCGGGGGCTCAAGTAATGCGGCAGGATCCGCCGCTGGAACACCTGCCGGTAGTACTCGCACGCCGGGGTGGTGACTTGCTCGCGAAGTCGTTTCGCTGCGGTGTAGCTGGTCGCGCGGTTGCTGCTCTGGACCTCGCCGACGATCTCGGGCGGCATGGACCGCAGCTCCCGAATCAACGTCCCGTAGAACTGCCGCAGGCCGACCAGGCCGACGCCTTCGAAGTCCTGGCTGAGCTGATGGATCCTGGCGTTATCGGGGACGTTCAGCGTGTGGAGCTGCCAGCGTTTGAACGTGCCGGCCAGCTTGTCCCGCCACGTCTCCTCCAGCTCGCGGCGGGCGGGGCCGGTCAGGCCTTTGCCGGTGATCAAGACCTCCGGCTTCATCCCCTGCTCGAAGAACAGCCTGATCTGGATGGCGGCCTGGTCGTCGGCCTCCACCTCGTCCGCCAGCACGCGGCCGAGACCGGAGCCGCGGTCGTAGGGGTCGGCAGGGTTGGGGTCCATGAACCGTACCACCCAGTTCGCCGGCAAGACCAGCGCCGTCCCCGTCCTCGGCAACCGCACCGAGTACGTGGGCTCCGCTGCCGTCGGCATCCGCTCAATCCAGTGCGGTGGGATATACCAGGCGCGGGCGGGGACCAAGTCGGCGTTCGGCTCCAGAATCCAGTACGCCTCACCCGGGAGCGTCCGGGCGATCTCGGTGGCGTAGATCATCAGGGGGCCGCTGAGGTCGCCGGCGCCGTGGCGGAGAAGGTCGAGGAAGGGGTGCTCCCTGACCTCGACGATCTCGACGTCGGCGGGCAGGTCCTCCATCAGCGTGCGACGCCGTTCGCCGCGGTCGGGAATGCTGACCAGGGCCTTCGCCAGCGCCGACTCGCCCGACCCGCGCAACGCATACAGATACCAGCGGGCGGACGCCACCGACTGCGCCGCCGGGTGAAGCGACCGTCGGACCGGCGGCGAGGTTGTGAAGTAGTCGAGCTGGGCCTTGAGGTCGCGGGTGCGGCGGCCCCATGGCGACTGGATGCCGCGCTCGAGGAGGGCGATCTGGTCGGAGCCTGGAGCCTTGCCGGTGGTGGGGTCTCCGAGGAAGCGGAGTCCTACGCGGCCGGCGGCGGCGCGGAGTCTGGAGAGGGTGGGCACGGGGAGCTATGCTACCATGTAGATCACTACGACACCACCTCCCACGCCCCAATCGACGACGCCAGCTCGGTGATCGCCCAGACGTAGGCGTCCAGCCGATCCGGGCTCTTCTCTCCGGGTACCCAGTGGCAGAGCTGGTACTCCAGCTCCGGGAAGCGGCCGAGGTGGTGGATCTGCCCGCGGCCGGAAAGAGCGGCCACCGGCTCGGCGCGGATCACCTTGCCGCGGGCTGCGCGCACGGCCTTGTAGGGCGCCGTTGGCAGAATCGATCGGATCACCGCCTCCACCATCTCGCCGCCGAAGTTGACCTCCGCAGCGATCAGGTCGGCGCGCCACGATTGGAAGCACTGGACGGCCTGACCACCCCAGGCGTCCGGCAGGCCGGTCAGGGAGGCGTCCTGCAGGACGTAGAGGTGCTGGTCTTCTCCGAGCCCGACGACGACGATGCCGGCCTCGGCGCCGGTCTTCTGGCTGCTGCCCGGCGGGTCGACCCCCACCACCACCCGCTGCATCGACGGGATCGGCAGCCAGAGCCCGGCCGCCGGGTCGTACCGCGCCCACCGAACGTCCCCGCCCCCAAAGTTGTGGCGGGCGCCGCGGTCTCTGTCGAGCTGGGCCTGATTCCACAGCGCGCCCTCCCGGTCACCGAATTGATGCTGGCACTCCTCGAGGAAAGCGAGCCAGCCAAACCGCTTGATGAACGTCTGGCAGGCGGCGAGGTCTTGCCCGGGCCACGTCGCCACCCCGCCGGTGATGCGCTGGTATCGGAAGCCCGACTCCGGGTCGGTGTCTTCCTCGGTGGTGAGCCCCCGCACCGCCGGGACCGGTCCGTTCAGGATGCGGTCGACCAAGAAGTCGGCGGACCCGTCGGCGAGCTTGGCGACCACGCCGCCGGGGTGGATGATGTTCTGGATGACCAGCACGGCGGCGTCAGCGGAGAGGGCCGGGAGGATAGTGTGAGTGATCGTCCGGAGCTTCTTCTCCACTGCCGCCAACGAGTCCAGCCGGTTGTCGATGTCGTCGAAGACGGCGAGGTCCGGCCGCTGCTGCTCCAACTTGATCGACCGCGCCGGAACGTCCAGACCGAGCGCGTCTACCGTCCAGCCGTCGGCGGTGCGGAAGCGGTTGCGGCGCCAGCCCCGCGATGCCCCGAACTTCGTGACCGCCGGCCGCGAACTGCCGGGGTAGGCGGCGGCGAACGCCGGCCGGGAGAGGAGGTCACCGACGTTGCCGACGGAGTCGTCGGCCTTGTCCTGTGTCTCACGGATGTAGAGGGCGTAACGCCGCTTGCCGCGGGCACCAAGGGCAGCGATCGCCGCCTCGGCCGTGCTGGACTTGCCGCCGCCGCGGGAGAAGATGCCGACGTGCGGCCGTGACGTGGGGCCGGGCTTGATCGACCACAGCCAGTCCCACAGCAGCTCGTGATGCGGAGCGAAGCTGTGGAGGTGCGGCAAGTACTCGGCCGCCCACTGCCGCCAGCCGCGGTCGTCTACCGCGGCGGTGAGGTCGTCGTCGAGGTCGAGGGCGGCGAGGGCGGCGAGGGCCTGGTCGGAAGAGGATGCGGCGGCGGGCACCGCGTCAGTCTAGCGCCGCGATCGGTTCCGTGAGCTGTCGGCGTCGAAGCCCGGCAAAAGGTCCTCGACCATGGCGACCAGGAGGCGGACGCGGGTCACTCGCTACCCGCCGGACCCAGCCTGTCCACCAGCACGGCCAACGGGTCTTCGCCGCCTGCGATGCGGCGCAGCCCCTCGCGGTCCTTCGCGGCGGCGAGGCGGGCGATGATGTCGCGGTGGTCGACCACCATCATGCGGTCGTCGAAGAGGTGAAGATGCTTGCCCAGCAGCTCGAGGGCGCGGTTCGCGCCGGCGGCCTCGAACTTGTAGACCCCCAGCTCTGATCCGTCGGCGCCGACTACGCGCTCGGCCTGCAAGCAGCGGCCGGCGACGGTGAGCAGCCCGTCGAGCACCTTCTCCGCGCTCACCCCCACCCGCTCGGCGACGGACTGCTGGCAGTACGCCACCGCCGCTTGGAGGTTAGGTTTGGCAAGGGCTTGCGAAGCGCTCACCTTGGCGGCCCTCTCTCCGCTCTCCGGGTACGCCTTCCGCCAGCTCGCCGTCCCGTTGCCGACGGTCTCCCCGCCGGTGTAGTACAGGGCGAACGCGGCCTGGCTGTCGTTCAGACCGAAGCGCGACTTGAGATCGGGGATGGTGGTCCGGGACTTCATGGGCCAGCACCCGCCGCCTGCCGCATCGCCTTCCACGCGCGGTCGCCGAGGATCTGTAGACGCTTCGGGCTGTCGGATCCCAGCAACCGCTCGACCCGGTCGAGGTGGCGGTCGGCGGCGCGGAGGTGTTGGCGGACTTCGCCGGCGGTGGCGGCGAGTCGGTCGAGCAGGCGATCGACGGTTCTCGGGGTCGCGGTCAACCGCTCGGCGTTCGGCAGTGGCAGCGGGTTGAGGCGATGGCCGCTGGCATCACGACCGTCGTCGTCGAGGACGACGCGCCGCGGGCTCCAACCGGCGGTGATGCGACAGGCGGTCATCCGGCCCATTCTACTTCTCTCGCTTGGCGGCCGGCACGAGGTCGGCCACCAGGTCTGCTACCGCCCGCTCGCCATAGGCGTCGACCAGGTGGCGGAGGACGTGACCCGCCGGTCGCCGGCATCGGTACGCCAGGTCGTTGAGCTTGTCGCGTGTGGGGACGTCGGTGCGGATGGTGGTCCCGTTCATGCCGCCTTGCCCCCCCGCTTCAGATCGCCCGACCCCAGCCGCTTGGGCTGCTCGAAGAAACCGGTGGAGACGCCGGCGGTCAGGTCGTCGCGGCTGGCGTCGAGCATGAGCCGGCCGGCGGCCACCTCCATCTTGCCGGTCTCGATGATCTTGCCCGCCACCTCGCAGACGGCGCGGGCGCGCTCGAGCTCCATCGGCTTGTCAGTGTCTCGCAGGTCCTCGATGGTGGCGAAGAGGTGATCCCTGAGGTCGACCATCGTGTTTTTAGGCATCGTTGCTCCTCCTACGGATCTGTCGGACGAGCGCGCCGCGGAGCCGGATCACTTCGACCAGCTCCGGCGGCAGGCGGTGGATGGTGTTGCGGCGCATCAGCTCCCGCCGCGTGATCAACTCCAGGTTGGCGATCCGGACGTCGGACCGGTCGCCGTTCCGGAAGACCAAGGCATAACCCTCCGGCACGGGACCGCGATAGCGCTCCCACCGGAGGTGATGCTCCGCCTTCCAGTTGACGGTATAGGGCACCAACGGCACGTCGCTGACCTTGCGGTAGAGGTAGCGCCGATCGCTGTGGCCATCGCCGATCCACCGGGTCGACCCGATCGGCATGCGGTTCAGGGACTCGCCTTTCCTGAACCGCGTCTCGGCCGATCGGCCGCCGGCCTTGAAGTGCGTCCCTTTGCTCCACGGCACGTGTCCCTTCTGGAATCGGTGCGAAACGCCAGCGGCCCGGAAGGCCGGATTGAGGCCGATGCGCCGGAGGGCGGCGGCGTTCTTCGACAGGCCCAGCAGCCGCGCTCGTACCCACAGGCACCTGCGTGATCGGTTTAGTCTCCGTGCCAGCTCGCGGGTATCCCCGCCGGGATACTCCCCCCGCAGCAGTCGCTCCTCCGCCGGCGTCCAGCGCTTGCCGGTGAGCGCCTCGCGCGGCCGCTTGCGCGGGTGGCACGCCTTCGGCATCGCACGGAGCGCGGCCCGGGCCGCCGTGACGTCCGGGAAGGCGACGTCGAGCACTGCCCGGACCTCAGTCCAGTCGATCAGCCCGGCCACCTGGCCGAGGGTGAGCCCGTCGGCGGCTAGCAGTCGCTCGTACATCGCTACGCTCCAGGCCCGGCCTGCGTCCACCTACACCCCGACCCCGATCGGCCGACCATCGCGACAAACTTCATGAACCGAACCACAGCAGCGCCAAGCCTTGATCTTACCGGGGCACCTATCCGTGTTCTGCGGCGGCCGCATATCGACCACGGCTACCGGACAGGCGATGAACCGTGTCGCCTCAGCATCGAACGCGAGACCACCAGTAGGGGTCGGCGAGAAGTGCAGACCACCACCGCACTCTTCTTTACCCCCATCCCAGTCGCAGGCTTCTGGGACGAGACCCGGGGCGTACGACAGACCATGGGCGCTGCGGTAGTCGTCCCGCACCGCCTTATAGACGACGGCCACCCCGTCGTCTACCGCCACTCCGTGATAAGCGCACCAGTCGAGCGCCGTGGACATCTCGACGGTTTGGATCGTGCCACCGGTCGCCTGCGCACCCTGATGCAGCAGCGCGGTCGCGGTCGGACCTAGGACCGCAGAGCTCTGACGACCCCACAGGCGGAGGTGCGCATACCCCCACGCCTCGATCGTCGGCGAGCTGGACCCCCGCGCCACGATCCTCGGCGAGCTGGACTCCCGCGCCTCGATCCTCGGCGAGCTGGACCCCCACGCCTCGATCGTCGGCGAG